CCACTCCAAATTATTGGCATTATTATTAAACTTGTTTTCGTCCTTATGATTTATTTGTTTCCAATTATTTGGATTTGGAATAAATTCCATTGCAACTAATCTATGTACCATTAATGCAGTTAGTTTGCCGGACTTATATAACCTTACCTGCAAATAGCCCTTACCGCTTACTGTTGGCTTTAGCAACTTACTTTTTCCAGTTCTTCCATAATTGAGGCTTTTTACATTACCATAATTGGATATTTGGTAATTCTCAAAACCGGATATATCTTTCCAAACTTCCATATCTTTTTTTTGCAAAGATAATAAATGTTTTTCATTTACAAGTTATTTGCGGGGAATTCCCATTTTAAGAGGCTTTTGTTATTAACTCAATACTTTTATTGTCTTAATGGTTATCTTTTAACCACGGGGCAAATTTACGGGTTTTCCGGGGCATTGCCAAACCTTTGTTATCTCATGTACATAAACGGCAAAACCCCGGCTTTGTTTCCGGGGCTTTTATGCCTATTGTCCTATACCGTTTTCGTATCTCCCATTTGAGCAACGAAAATAATGTTGCGTTCCACGGGGGTTGCTGTATTCCGTTCCCCCTTTCATTTCCTTTATTGCCAAACATACCGGGGCGGGCTTTCCATTTACCGGAAATTCCGGGTTGAAATATCGACACGTTCCGCATATCTTTTCGGGGCGTCGATTATCCGGGGCGCATCCGGTCGGCATATTGGGAATTTCCGACGAACATTTATTTTTCATTGCGTCGCCCTCCTTTCCGTTTATTCTTGGCCCGGCATTTGTTCCGGGGGTTCTTTTTCAAATCGACCCGTTGGATTTGTATTTCGGAACCGGGGAACATATCAGCAAAGAAAGCCGCCATTGCTTCCACTTCTTTTGGTACATCGTGCGCCTCCGGTTTCTTGTACTCCCTTTTGCGTTCCGGTTGGTTTTCCATTTGGACGGCGGGGCAAACGTCGATAAGCGGGCAACCCTTACAAGTGTTCACGGGCTTTGCTTTCTTTTCGCTTTCGCAAATCGCTTTATATTTCCGGTCGTAATCCGCCGTTCTAAATCCGTGGTAATCGTCCCGGTGTGCGCTTGCACGTGTAAACATTTCCATTGCTTCAACCGCAATGCGGGCTAAAATAAAATCCGGGGTATCATTAAACGCCTTTTCCATTGAATTACGGTTTACTACCTCGGCAATCTCGTTAATAAATTGTTCTCTGTTAATCATCGCTCTATTATTTTTTGGGTTTATATTCTTGGCAACGTAAATTCCCGCACCTTTGTTCAGATTTGAACGCCTCACAATAACCGTTCCCGTTTACGTCCTCATACATGAAATTGGAACAATCGCCGCAACCTTTGTTCGGTTCGTGCGGGTGTGTCCGTTTATAATTTGGGTCGGTTTGGCGTCCTTTTTACTTTGTCGTATGCCATTTCCAACAAATCCCGTTGCGGTATGCCTAATATTGCAGCGGAATGAAATACAACGGCGTTAAGGTCTGCCAATTCATCAATTACGGCGTTCATGCGTCCGGGGTCGTCGAATGTCGGCATTGCGTGTTTTACCGCCTCTTTGTACTCGTTAAATTCTTCCTCCATTTTCCGGCAACGGGACGCAATGTTTGTGCCGAACAATTCATTGAACAAAAGGATAATTTGAGAAACGGACGGGCGGGCGGGTTGTTCGTCGTAATTGCCAACCGTGTTTATTCCTTTGGCTTCAAATTCCCGTTTGAAATCCTTTTCCGGGCGGGCGGTAAATCGTCCGTTCAATTCTCGGATAATATACCAACTTTCCGGCACGTCAACGAATATGCCGTTGCCATCGGGAAAAGAAAATATTGCTTTGCCGTCCGGGGTGCGGGGCGTTACAACGGTTCCCCCTCCAGTAAACCTCAACACGTCGTCCACATTATCCCGGCGAAATTGGATTGCGTCAACCTCTAACAAGGTGCGACAATATCGGGTTCCCGCCGTGGCGTCCGGGTCGCTTAATCGGGTGCGCATTTCCTCCGGGTATTCCTCCGGGTCGTATGAAATATAAAAAGAATAAACGCCGTGATTTTCCGACGTTCCTAACAATCGGTCGCCCAATCGTCCGGCAACCGCTTTTCCCAATGCCTCCATTGTTTCCCCCGGTATGGTTAATTCCGGTTGTACATTAACAACAAATCTATCGTCGTTCTCTGTAACCTTTGGTTCAACTTTTGTAATGTCGGCAATCATCGCCAACAAATCCCCATCAAAGGGGCTTAATTTACTTTCTTTCATCGCTCTATAAATTTATTTGTTATTACTATTCGGGGCGGCTTCAACCTTAACCCCGGCAATTGTTCCGTTATAATTAAATTCCAATGTTTCGACGCCCTTAAATCCCCCGACGATACGCAACAAACGCCAATAAATCGTTTTCCGG